GGCATATAACCTTGGTTCATTGTATAATAAAAGCAGTAATTTCCAAGCAGATATGACAAAAGCACAGTCAAATTATATGACTCCAAATAAGGTAAATACATAATGGCATATTTTACAAACAGAGAAGCACCACAAAGCGGTCTAGCAAATTTACTAGCTATGCGTGGACGCATGGGTGATACAGAATTAGTACATATGTCTAAGCCAGAAATAAATATGCTACGTACAATGGGTAAACTTACATCTAATCCTATGACAGGATTGCCTGAAGCTTTTAGTTTAGAAGAAGCAATGAGTGGATTATCTGGTCTTATGAACCAAGATATGTCTGGTAGAGAGGCAATGCAACAATTAATGAACTATGGACGCAATAAAATAGCCGAATATAACGAACCACCCATTACTGCCCCTACAATGCCCGTACAAGAGAATGTGCCTTTGCCCGGTAGTTTACCCCTAGAGGGTATGGAGATGCCTACTCAGCAGCCTTTAAATCAAGGAAATTTTGAGCAAGCTGGTGGAATTGCAGCACTTGCAGCAGGAAAACGTCCATTTGAAGGAATGTTGGATGTAGATGGCAATGGTGGTGATGGAATGTCAGATGATATACTATTTAAAGTAAAAGGTGACCCAAAAATTGACAAGGCACTTTTAAGTAGAGATGAATACGTACTACCTGCAGATGTAGTTTCCTATCTTGGAAATGGTTCATCTGATGCAGGTGCAGAAAAACTAGACAAGTTTATGGGAGATGTTCGTGAGTCTGCAACAGGACAACGCAAACAAATTAAAGAAATTGACGGAGACAAAAAGTTAAGGGAGTTAGCCTAATGGCAGAAGAATTTCAAACGCCTACTGATTATAAGTCAGGATTAGAACAGGTATTAAAAGAAGCTAGTAATATATATCAGCAAAAGAAAACTGCTGGATATCCTACTTATACTGGACAACAAATTGCAGGATTTGCTCCTGAAGAACTTGCAGCTATGCAAGGTATATCAAGCCTTGTAGGTGCAGGTCAGTCTTACTTTACTCCTGCTGCTCAAATGATACAAGGTACAGCACGTCAGTTTACTCCTACTGAAGCTGCTACTTATATGTCTCCTTATCAGCAAGCAGTCGTAGATGTTGAAAAACGTGAGGCTGCTCGTGCTTTTGCACCACAAATGCAAAACATTGGAGCACAGGCTGCACGGGCAGGTAGCTTTGGTGGTTCACGTCAGGCTATTCTTGAATCAGAAGCTATGCGTAATCAAAATCAACTTCTTGCAGATATACAAACTCGTGGTTCACAAAAGGCATTTGATACTGCACAACGTGCATTTGAATCTCAACTACAACGTGAACGTCAAGCAGCTAGTGGTCTTACTAGTCTTGGGCAGGTTGCACCTCGTCAGGCTCTTGCAGAACTTACTGCATTGTCTGGTATTGGTGAAGCACAACGTGGTATGACCCAAGCAGGTCTTGATATTGCTAAACAACAGTTTGAAAGACAGCAACAATATCCTTATGATTTACTTGGTCAGTATCAGTCTACATTGTATGGCTATCCATACCAAGCTTTCCAACAATTCCAGCCTGTGGCTAAACCTTCTTCTGCACAAAACCTTGCAGGTATTCTTGGTGCAGTTGGTAAAATTGGTGGTTCATTTGGTTTATTTAAAGAAGGTGGTCATGTTGCTTTCCGTTCTCAGGGTGGATTGTCAGGCATGGTACAAAAATTATCAAATGGTTCTAGTGTAGGAACTACAACTAATGAAACACCTAGAAAAAAAACTTATAGAGAACAGCTTATGGATGCTGCTCTTGCTTTACAAACAGATTTAGATACTTACAAAACAGAAACAAAAGCTGCACAAGAAGAAAAAGATAAACTTGCTAAAGAGCAAAGAGAAAAACTTATGAAACAAACTTCTCCTACAGAATATGTTTCTGATTTACTAATAGGTTATGCAATGGCAGACCCTGAAGCAGGTACTGGTGCTCAAGTCGCAGCAGCAGCAGAATATGCTGGTAGTATTAAAGATGCTGCTGAACAACAAATTAGACAAATTCAACAAGATTTAGCTGATGGTAAAATTTCTATGGCAGAAGCAAATATTAAAATTAGACAGGCACAAATATCTAGTCTTGCAGATATTACAGAAATTATGACACCTACAGATTATACTGCAGGTGCTACTAAATATGGTAAATTTTCTGATTTTGCAAAAGATTTAGGAGTAGCTAGTGTTAATATTGATGGTTTAATAACTCAAGCAAGAAACAATGTGCTTGAACAAATTGGTGATTCTAATATAACTGAAGAAGCTCAAGAAGAAATGGTTATGGCAGAAATGAGAAAACTTGCTCCTACTTTTAAATCTCGTGGACTTCCTCTTGGTACGTCTGTTAGTCAAAGTGTAGGAGATAATACATCAATGGATGAATCTGTAGACCGCACACCTGATACAAAAAATGATACTGCAGGAGATATATTAGAAAACTTAGGTGAATAATAATGGCATTATCTTTTAAATCTAAAACATATAATAATATATCTTCTGAGCTTGCTGGTATTAAAGCTCAAAAAGGTAGTATAACTGCGGCTGATATTAGTGCAGTTGCAAAAGCTAATGAAGTTTCTGTTGAAGATGTAAAAGGAGCAGCCCAAGATTATAGAGAAGCTTTTAAACAAGCTAATGAACTTTTTGATAAAACTGGTTTTACAACTGGAAGAGAAGATTTTATAAATTATTTTACTAAAGAACCTAGAATAGGTATTAATGAATATACTCAAAGAACTGCAAGAGTAGTGGGTAGGCAGACAGCAAGAGCAGGAAAGTTTTTAGGTCAAGCTTTTTTACCTGATGAAACAATTGATAACTTAGATGAAGCTTATAAACATTTTGTTCCAGAAAGTGCAAGAAAAGAAATACAATTATTTCTTGACCCGGAAACCAATACTGCAGAAGAAATATCTGGGGTAATTGGTTCTTATGCTTTACCTGTAAGTACTATTCTTAATACTGGTAGATTAGTTGCACAAACACCAATGATGGCAGCAAAGTTAAGTAGGCTGTCCAAAAAAGCTAAGACTGCTGCCACTGCAGGTGGATATGGAGTTGGCTATGCTTCTGCTGCTACTCTTATTGAAGACCCACGTATTAGTATTTATGACGAAATAAGTTCTGCTATTTTTGGTAATGAGGAAGCAACTAAAAGATTAGAAGCTTTAGCAAAAAATCCTGAAGATGTAGAAGCTCAAGATTATTTAGAAGCCTTTATTCGTAACCTTTCTATAGAAGGAGCTTTTGGTGCAGGAATACATAGTGCAGGAACTATAGCATCTTCTATAGCTAAAAGTTATAGAACAGGTGTTTTGTCTCCAGTTAAAAATAAAGTTACACAAATAGGAGACACAACTAAAAAAGCTGCACGTCCTTACATTAATAAACTAGACAAAATAACTAAACCTGCAAGACGCAAAACAGCACAGCTTTTTAGTTCTCGTATGGGAACAGATGATTTGTTTTTAGCTTCTTTAATAAAAAGAGAAACAGCAGAAGAAGCTGCAGTTATTCGTGCAGATGCTTTAGCTATTGAACTTGATAAAGCAATTACAGAAAGAGTAAAAAATTTACCAGCATCTTCTAGAGATAAAGCAGAAGAAATAATTCTTCGTGCTTCAAATGATTATTTACAATATAGTGAAGCTGGTCAACAATATATGCAATCTAAATTTCCAGACTTATATCCTATTCTTAAAGAAATGAGAGATAAAATAGATGAGGCTTCAGATGCATTGCCTTATGGGGCAGGTAAATTAAAAGGTATAATAGATAAAAATAAAGGTTTTTATATTAATAGGTCTTATAAAGTTTTTGATAGTCCTTCATATAAAAAAGAACTTTCAAAAAAACTTTTAAACCGTAAAGAAAATCTTTCTAAAGTTAAAGAAATTAATACTAGAGTTGCAAGAGGTGAGCTTAGTTCTGCAGAGGGTAAAACATTAAAAGAAAACTTAACTGACGATGTTATAGAAAGAGCAGCACAATATGTAGCAAACCAAAGAAATGTAGGAATTACAAACAATGAAGTTCAAAAAACTTTAGAAGAAATTTCAAGAATAGAAGATGTAGATACTTTTACAAATTTTATGCAAAGTCTTGCTAATAAAGGAAGATACACATCTTCTAATGACCCTCTACTTCAGAGGCAAGATATTGATGTTTCTATACGTGAACTTATGGGAGAAGTAAAAGACCCAAGAAAAAACTTTGTTAATACTTATGTTAAACTTGCAAAGTTAAATGCAGACTATAAATTTATGGAAGAAATTGCAGGTGACCTAAGTGTTAAATTTCAAAACAGAGTAAGAAAAATTAGAGAAGCTAATCCTAATTTAACTGAAGACCAAGCAATTAAAGAAGCTCAAGCTGGTTTAGTAAATCTTTCTTCAGGAGTTGGTGTAGAAAAACTTGAGTGGATTACTAAAGGTGCAAATAAATTTGTAAAATTATCTGGAGACAAAGGAAGAGAAACACTTGAGAGATATAAACAACAAGGAAAAATATCTTTACAAAAATATAATCAAGATTCTCGTGCATTAAATGAAGGTAAGTCAATAAAACTTCCACAAATTATTAATCCTTTACAAGAAGTATATGCAGACAAAGCATATGCAGATGCAATTAAAAAAGGTATTGATGTTACTTTACCAGAGATTTTTCAAAATAAATTTTTTAGAGGTCTTGTTGGTGCTCAAGCAGCTACTCAATATGCAAAAACTGTAGCAAATATTCCTACTCATGGAAAAAATATGATGGGAAATATTATTATGCTTACAGCTAATGGTATATTGCCAACAGGTACATCTTTAAAACAAGCAGTAAAAACAACAAGTAGTCAACTTTTAAATAAAAATAATAAAGAACTAGCAGAAACTTTAGCTGAGTATGTAGAATTAGGTGTTACAAATTCAGGTATTGGATTAGGTATTGTTCGTAGAAATTTAAAAGTTGCATCAGAAGATTCAGGAAAATATATTGACGATATAACTGCATTAAGAAAAGCAAAAAATGTAGGTAAAAAAGCTGCTGACATTTATCAAGCAGAAGATGATTTTTTTAAAATTATACATTTTGAAAACACAAAAAATTATTTAAGAAAAGTATATCCTAATATGGATAATAATACTTTAAAACAAATGGCAGCACAAAGAACAAGAGATATGATGCCAAACTATAGACTTGTTCCTAAGTTTATTAAAGGACTTGGTTATTCTCCTTTTGGAGACTTTGTGTCTTTCCCTGCAGAAATGGTACGAACAACTAAGAACCTTGTAAAATATACTTATGATGATGCTAAAACAGCAGCATTTAATTCTAGTGATAGTAATTTTAATAGAGAAGCTTTACTTCAGGCACTAGCAGGTAGAGTAGTAGGAATGGGTGTTGCAGGTTCATTTGGTGATGTTGCACAAAGCATGACAATGAGTGCATTTGGAATAACAGATGAGCAAGATAAAGCAATGACTTATCTTAATGCACCTTACTATATGAATACAAATAGAATTTATTTAGGTCCAATACAAAAAGATAAAAAGACAGGTCATGTTATTGCACCCACTTTATATTTAGGTTCGTATGACCCTTATAGTATTATTAAAGTAGGAGCAAAAGCTATACATCAAGGTTTATTAGAAGGAGAACCTTTATCTGAATATGAACAAAATAAATTATTATTTGGAACATTAGAACAAACTGTTTATCCTATGGTTCAACCATCTATGTTTACTCAAGGTATCATAGATATTGTTAAAGGAAAACAAGATTTTTCTTCTCCTGAAATGGGAATATCAGAAGCATTAGGTAAACAACTTATAGATTTGTTTGACCCTAGTTATCTTAAATATATGGAAAGAAGAAAAAATTATTACAACAAAGGACTGTCAGATAGTTTATATACTATATCAGAAGGTGATATAGATGTTCCTGCTTTATTAGGTATAAGAAGAACTAATCAAGACCTTTCTGCAGGAATAAGTAGAAACATATATACTCCCATATCTAAAATAAAAAAAGCTGACAATAGATTAAAACAAATATTAAATAATCCTAATGCTACACCTGAAGAAGTAGAAGAAGAATATATTAATGCACAAAAAATAAGGTTTGAAGGTTTTGAAGAATTACGTTCTGTGATACAATTATATAAAGATGTTGGTTATACAGTAGAAGGTTTAACACAAGATATAACTATGGGCGGTAAAAAAAGACAGCTACAGCCTAGTGAATTAGAAATGTTATTTTCTGCAGACCAAAATGTTTTTGTTCCAACAGAACCTAAACCCAGAGAAACATTTCAAGGACCACTAACAACCATACCTGATAGTGTTTACAATTTATATCAGAGACTTTATAATACAAGGATAGAAAAATAATGGCAAAGAAAAAAACAACAGATACTAAAGGTTTAGCTGGTATTCCAGTATATGGAAGTAGAGCTGTTTCAGGTAAAGATATACGTCTGAATAAAAAAGTTAAACCTAAAAAAGTAAATGGCATAATTAATTATTTAGGTGATACAGAAACAGTTACTGTACCTAAACAGTGGTTGTCTTCTCCTGACCATGTAGTTGCAGAACTTGCTTATATTACTCCTGCTGAACAAAAAATTCTTATTGATGCAAATCTGTATGGTTCTCTTGATGGTAAACCTAATCGTGGTCCGGGTGGCCTAATGTCTTTACAAGGGGGTGGTGGTTCATATCAAGGTGGTAGCTCCAATGATAGTAGTAGTAGTAGTAGTTCAAGTAGTTCCTCTAGCTCAAGCAGTAGTTCAAGTAGCTCTGGTTCTGACGATGGTGGAGCATATGACGATGATGATGTAGATGCAGAATTGGCAGCAAGTTTTGGTTTAGATGTTGTTGATAGAGGACCAAGTAGAGATACTGGTAGACCTGATAAGGTAAGCTATGGCGGATTTGACCCAAGTATATATGATGAAGAGCAGACATCTGCTATTACAGTTGGGGCTGGTGGTGATTTTTTATCCTCTGAAGGTAGACAAGGACTTAATGTACTAGCACAACAACAATTAAATCAATTAAATAATCCTAGTAAAATACCCGGTTTAATCGGTTCTATTTTTGATAAGGTTAAACAAAGAAATATTAGTGCTATGCAAAATGCTATTCAACGTGGAGGAATACCAACATATGCAACTGCTAGTGGAAGTGGACAGCAATTTGTACGTTATGTAACAATGCCAGATGGTCGTATCGTAGGAACAGGTCCAAGTCCTATGGGTGATGGTGATAATGATAGTGGATTGGCTAGTATAGCAGGGGGAAGCGGTACACTACAATCAGGGGAAGTTGCACAACCTCCAATAACATCTGATGATTATTACCAACGTGGTGTAGGTACTCAAACTATAGACTTAGCAGATGCTGCACAACGTGATGCATTTATTGCAAATCTTTATGGTACAACACCAAGCCCTATAGGTTCAAGATTAGATAGAGAAAAAGGTTTATTGTATCTTCCAGATGGTACAGTAGTAGATATTAAAACTGGTAAAAAAATTAAAGAGCCACGTATTTCAGGTTTAGATATATTTAAACCTTTACAAACCTATACACCAGTAAATTATAAACCGTTACAAAAATAAGGATATGGTAAATGAACGAAACAATACCAGACAAGAAGACGTACCAGAAGAACAGAAGGTACATGGCGTGGGTTGCACTTGCAATAATGATTGTGACAACGATAGCTGTGCTTGTAAGTCCGGGAAGGTTTGCCAGTGCAGAAGCAATACTGATGATGATGTACGGGAGCTTGTCAGCCCTAGTCGCATCTTATTTTGGGTTTAGTAATAAAAAATGAAGTATAGTGAATCACATTTTTTAGATAAGCTTATAGAACATGAGGGGATGGTTCTTACTGTCTACCAAGATACACTTGGAATAGACACAATAGGAATAGGTAGGAACTTAAAAGACCGTGGCATAAGCAAAGAAGAACTTGACTACATGGACTATCCTAATATGGATGCTGTCTATGAGCATGGTATTACAGAAGCAGATGCACGTTATCTTGCAATGAATGATGTTAAAATTGTAGAACGTGAACTGTGTGCAGTACATAAATGTGTAGAAGAATTAGATAGCACAAGACAACTTGTATTAATGGACATGGCATTTAATATGGGTGTTCCAAGATTGTGTAAGTTTAAAAAAATGTGGAACGCAATATATGAAAAAAAGTGGGAAGCTGCATCACTAGAAATGTTAGATTCTAGATGGGCTAGGCAGGTAGGAAGACGTGCTTCAATTTTATCTGATGCTATGAAAAACGGAGAGTTTTAAATAATAGGTATAATAATATCAAAAGCAAGGGAGATAGGATATGTGGACAGCCCTTATAGGTCCAGTTTCAGAGTTGGCAGGAACTTGGTTAAAAGGTTCTGTAGAAAAATCAAAAGCAAAGACGGAAGCAAAGGTAGCCAAAGCAAAAGCTGAAGCTACAATAATGGAAAAGAAAGCCACTGGAGAAATTGATTGGGATTTGGAAATGGCTCGTGCCTCTTCGTCAAGTTGGAAAGACGAGTGGTTAGTAATACTGTTTTCAATCCCATTAATTTTAGCTTTCATTCCGGGTATGGAAGAAGTAGTTGCTAATGGATTTAAACAATTAGAAATGATGCCTGAATGGTATCAATATAGTTTAGGAGTTATCGTAGCTGCCAGCTTCGGTGTCCGTAGTGCTACTAAGTTCTTCGGTAAGAAGTAGTTCGTCATCCTCTTCTTCATTATCAAACTCATCTGGGAAAGCTTCTGCAAAAAGAAGAAAACATTGTTCAAAGCCTAGAGCTTGCATAATTCCTTTTATATCTTCCTCTAGGCTTTCTGTTGTCTGGTCTTCTACATCTGTATTATTACCTCTTACACGAGACAACAACTCTAAAGCTTTCAAAGCTGTTGTCCCATGTCCACCATTACGAGCTACTTCATATTGCTTTTCAATCTCACTGACTACATCTACATTGGTCACCATTTCATTCGTGAGTTCTTTAAGTCTTTCTTGTATTCGTTCTTCTTGTAAAAGTCTATGACCTTGGTTATAGGCAGAGGACTCGCTATATCCTGCAGCCTTTGCCGCTTTCGTAGCATTTCGACTGAGGACATAGTTCTGACAAAACTGTTCTTGCTTATCATTAAGCTGCGACATTTAGTAACTCTGAATAATGTTTTTCTTTTCCACGCATTGAGTTTTCAAACACTTGAGCACATAGAGTACCTTCACCGTGGAATATAATACCCATGTCAATTTCAGTTTGGTCAAATAACTTTTCACAATCTTGAGCCATAGCAAGTAGTTCTCCTGTTGTCCAGAAGTGTTTACCTGATAGTTCTACTTTCATGTATTTAGGTTTAGTTTTTTCTGTGTCTGTTGTTTCTTTTTTCATTTCTTCTGTTACTTCATCTACAGAACAATCAAAACCAAACAATTCAAAGTTACGAAAACCAAGTGTATGTCCAATAGCAAGTGTTCTCATTGCTGCACAAGTGCCACCAGTAATAAGTGTGGAACCCTCGTTAATACCTGTTTCTTTATCTACAACAATTTTATTCTTAATATTCATATCACGTAATGCATCTGAGTATGCTTGCCATCCTTTTACATTTGCACCTTTACTAAGAAGATGTTTAGTAACTGAAGGGTCAGTCATAGAAGCTACAAGAAAGATTGTACTTTTATCTATCTTTTTAAATAAATCTTTACGAATAATATTATGTGTGCTAACACCTTCAATGTGTCTTGGGTCAAGGATAACACAGGCAAAAGGTTTAATACCATTTTTTAATAATTTAGGATAGCTATGTTTAACACAAAAGACTTTGTTATTTGTTGCCTTAATACGTTGCTTTAATTTTTTAAAGTCAATAGTACCACCAGAGACAATAATTGCTGTCTCGTTATTAACTTTACTTGTTTTAATAAAATCAAAATCTTCTATAAGTTTTGAGTTTGCTTTTACATTGTCAATAATTTCTTGTTTAGGACGTGAATCTTTTGGAGTTACTACGATAGGTACACGAGTTAATTCTTCAGGAAGTTTAGCCAAACCTTTTTTGTTTGCTACAAAACAAAGATGTGTAATGCCACCACCAAGAACACCGTCAGCACTAGGTAATACGACTTTTCCATACGCTTCAATCTCCTTCATAAGTTTGTTTACACCAAGATGTTCTTCTTTAGGAAGGTTTCCTTCTTTGTCTTTAGAAAAGAAATCATCAAAGACAACAACAGGAATATATTTTTTAACGGCTTCCCAATCTGCCTTTACAGTTTCATAAGAATGTCCACCATCTATATATGCAAAGTCTGCTTTCTTTAAAGACTTACAAGCAGGTAATGTTTTTTTACTATCACCTTTATGTAATTCAAAAGTAAATTCTTTGCCTGTCTTTATCATACGAACTTGAAAATCTTCTAATCTTTTTTCAACAGCTTCTACCATGTTGTGTGCTTTGCTATTCATTTCATATGCATCAGACTCTTCTGTTGCTTCTTCAAATAAATCAAAGCCAATGTAATGAACTTTGTCTGTATTTTCAAAAGCAGCAAGAGACATTTCTACTGCACGTCCACCATTCCATGTACCTGTTTCAAGAATGGTACTTGGCTTATAGAAACGTACAATATCTGCAAGTTGTTTGTATCTACGTGGACCTGTTACATCTGGAGAAACTTCTGTGTTACTAAGTTTCTTTTTTAGATTGCCTTTGTAATGGTTAAAATACTCTGACAAAGGTGACTGAGCAAAAGCTGTTAGTCCTCTAGCGTGCTCAGATAAGTTTTTGGTAACCATCCCGTGGGCTTTGTAGATGTTGAGGAGCCGTTCAAAGATAAATCCGTCATGCCATTCTCTATATGAAATGGTTTCTCCAATAGTGTATGCACCACGGAAATCAGCAATAATACTACAAGTATTATGAGAAGAGAGGTTAAAACCAAGGAAACTTGTTTCACTGTAATCTGCATCCTTTCTGCCAAGATGTACTAAGTCTGCTTTATCAGGAAGCCACTTAGGAAACTGTTTTATGTCTAGTCGTTTGGTAGTTACTGTATCTGCATCCAACCAAATCATCCAGTTACTTTCGTCATACTCTTCTTCCATCATTTCAAATGCAAGGTCAGACAAAGCGTATACTTTGTGACACCATTTAACTGCATCCATACGCCAGTTATATGCTTGTGTACCACCATTTGTACCGTCATGCTGTTTCATACGTTCACGGTATTGAAGCATCTCCTCAATATCATTAAGGTTTCTATACTCAATTGTTTCAGACTGAGGTGCATCAACAGAGTTGATATCAAAGTCATGGTAGTAAGCATAAAGCTTGAAGTGTTTTGGATTCCATTTTTCTACTACACTTTCAAGCATATTTTTAGCATACTCGTGGTATCCAGATTCACTAAATGATGTCACAAAAATATACATTATATTACTTCTCCTACAAGTTTGTCCATAAATACTTTGCTTTTAAATGCTTGCCATTCTCCAGCGTATTCTGTGTCTGATTTACGTTCACCTTTCCAATCCTCAAACCAAGGACCACCTGTGGTAAAGTGTACATTTTTAGGTACAATAGCTTCTGGTGACCAACCATCTAACCAATTCCATTCATGGTCAAGACAACCAATTTCGTTATCAGATAGCCAAGAAAAACCATGTAGCCAACTTCCTGTTTTTGTATTTACATCGTCCACAGTTAAGTTTAAATTAGAAGGATGTGAACAATTCCAAAGAATAAAGCTTGACCAGTTCTTGCGATTATAGTTCTGCTGTATCTGACCATCCATCTTTAATCCTTCTTTGGGTCTGTAATTATGTTTAACTACCTGTACAGCAAACTCCTCACGATTACCAAACTTTTCAAACAGTTCTTCAATATCCCAACGTACAAACATATCTGCATCCATAAACAATGCAAGACCATCGTACTGGTTAATAGCAGGAACTAAAAACCTAGTAAAGGTAAAGTCAGAACTAAAAGGTCTACCATCAAACTCATCTATCCTAGTGACAGACTCAGCATTACTATCAAAACGAATAGTACGCCTATACAACCCTGCTCTACGAAGGGCTGGTTGTACGAGAGGTATGATATCAAACTTTTGATTGTATCTAAGAATTGATTTACGTAATACCTCATAGGCTTCATGCTCCCTTGAATCATATCCAATATAAATTACTGGTCTTTTTTCTATAAACATAATATTACCTAAATATCTGTAAAGGATTATGGTATCCTAAGTTTTTCATCTCTTCACGAATCATACGATTAGCATCTTCACGAGCAGCAAAAGCTGCACGAAGACCTGCCGTTCTCTTTTCACGATACTCTGTTTTAAGCTCTTTAAGCTGTGCTTCTGTTTCTTTAATTTGTTCTTCAAGCATTGATAAATCTTCCATCATATACTCCTTTCAATTGCAATTATCTACAATTATACTCTATCATTTTATAATTGTCAATTGTTTTTTCTAAACCTATGTCTAAAGAAAACAATTAAGTTAAGCAGGGTGTTTACCGTAATCATTACAAGTATCCACCACTGCCACCACAATAAGTCTAGTCCACTACATTCAATCATTCTTGAACTAAAACTCTATGGTCTTCTATCCAATTATCAATTACATCAAGTCTATCTTCATGCATAGCCATTTTATCTAACTCTGCTTGAATAGCTTCCATAATATCAGAGTGCTCTCCAATACCTGCAGGATTTTTTAAATATACTTCTATATTCATTTTATGCAATTCAATATTACCATAAGCGTGTTTTTTTAATGCACTTAAAATATTTTCTCTCATGCTCATTCTTCATTCTCCGTTTTCCAAAAGTATTCTTCAGTGTCTCCCAGTGTTCCCCAATCTGAGAAAGGATTTTCTACTTCATAATATTCTGTAGATACTTTAAAGTCTGGTATTTTAACATCTTTAGGTGAAAGAGATACATCATATATTCTCATTCTGTTGTTAGGATATAAACAATACTGTCCATTCTCAAGTTCAAGGCAGTTAAATGATTTATGTTCCTGTGGAACTTCACTTACATTACAATCAATCTGTTGAATGTTTTCATGCAGATTATCCAGAGTAAAAAGATATTTACCACCTATCATTCCATGCCTCTTTGTTCGAGCTTGAAAACCCATAGAACCTATAAACTGCTTTTCAATGGCAGTTACACCATAGTCCATGCAGTTCCAGAACTGTAACTCATCCAGAGGAAGGTCAGGGTCTGGTGTCTTAGGCTCTGATACAAATGCAGATATAGGAAGTTTATCATACATAGCTGCATATGCAGGAAGGTAAGTCTCAAAGTAAAAGGTTCTACCGGGTAACGACTTTGCCGTTACCCAATACCCTTCTACAAATTCACCATATCCAGACTGATGGTCTGTTAGGTATTCTTTTCTCACCCAAACTTTACATGGTGGTATGTTTACAATGTTACTCATGCTGCATCCAAATCTACAACTTCGCAGACCCCTGCAGTACAAGCTAACTCACGTCCACCTGATGTAGTATCTTCTTTTTCAAAGTCTGAAAGCAAAGACCAGTCAATCTTCTCAGGCATTTTTATCTTGGCCTCGTCATACTCTATGCTTGTAATGTCCTGATAAGGTGCTTGCTGATACGTATGTTCACTAAAAGGTAGGAAGCTGATGCCTGATACCTCGTCAAAGTGTTTATACACCCACGAGCCTACATCCATCCACTCTTCTTCTTTAACAGATATTGTAACAGACGGTTTATGTTCGCACCAATGACGTTGATACATCAACCATAATTCAAGCTGTTCAATAGCTGTCATATCTGTACGACATACAGCCCCTGCAGGTGACTGCATAGGGAAGCTAAAGACTGTTGTGCTATCAGGCTTCATTACATCTGGCTCTGCAGGAATACCCTGTGCAATCATAAACTGCGTAAGTGGGTCTTTATTATCACCACGTACAGTGCGAATGTAATATGGGTTGTGACGAGCATGAATACCTGATGCACTGTCTACCAACTGAGATACTGTACCTGATGGTTTGACACAAGTAATTGCTGCAGCCTGTGGTATTCCAAGAGATTTAGACATATGTTTGTTTGTCTCAATTGCTTTATCCTTTAGAGTTTGTAAAGTAGTTTTAATATTCATACCAAACAGAGCACTCTTACCAGACATTAATTGATTGTCTAAAATACCTGTAAGAGATACACCAAGAAGTCTTTCTTCTTCTGTGTTATCCTTCCAGATTTTACGTATATATTTAAAGTCTGTCAGTGTAGCTTGTAATGTTCCAAGAATGGTTGCCAGACGAACTTTGTTTTCTAATGTTTCCAAGTTATCTGTAGCACGTACAACCACCTCTGAAAGATTACAGAACTGATAAGGACGTAGAATAATTTCTGAACAAGGGTTACAACCGAACTCATGGTCTGCATCTCTCCGTCCATTACTTGCTGCTTGCACCTTAGCTGATTCACGATTAAAGATACCACGTTCACCAGACTTAGATTCGTATAAAGACAGCCACTCACGCATGAATGTACCCATCTGAGGCTTTTCTTTATATGCTACAGAGTTATTTGCCAATGCACGTTGACCTTCATTTTCCCACCACTGTCCTGATTTAGCATGGCTCATCTGGTCATCGTTTAGATTGGACAGGCTGATAAGGGCTGACCTACGTACACCACCTACTACCACAACTTCACCAATCTTACACATCAGGTCATGGCACTCAATAGGGTATAGCCTACGTCCTGCTGCATTTTTAAAGATGTCAATGCAGAAATTAAACAGGTCAATCAAAGGGGCTGGACCTGATGCACGTCCACCAAAAGTCTTGAGCCTTGCCCCTGCAGGACGTACCTCTGATACATCCCACTTAGGAATCTGACCAGCGTACAACATAGCAATCATTTCACGTAGAGACTTTGCCCAACCGGGTCTGCTATCACCCACCTTGATAACTGTATCTGTTTCATGAAATGCTTCATTTACAATAGGAAGCTTATCAATGTTGTTACGTTCAACTGAGAAGCCAACACCTGTACCACACATTAGGATGTACATACACTCGTCAAAGGCACGAGGACTGTCTACAGGAATGTAAGAACAGTTATATCCACCAACATGGCAACGGTCTAACGCTGGACCTGCAGTCATCAATGCTCTCATGGATGGCATTATTTGTTGTGTGAGCACGGCTTCCTCTAGTTCGTTGCGTAATCCGTCTTTAAGGTTATAGCCGTGCTTTTTGCTAAGATGGTCAGACATATAATCAAAGTATCTGCCAACTGTTTCGGGCCATGTTTCACGTCTTTGTTCGTCTTCTTTCCAACGAGCATACCGTGACAAGGCAATAAAGTTTTGGTAATCTGTAGGTAAATAATTATTCATTGATATCCCTTTCTTGAACTGAGTTGGAATTTAAAATTGTATCACAATAAAGATAAAATTACAATACTATTCATGCCCCAAAACAGCATTAATTCTTTTTCTAACGTACTCAACCTCACCTGACTTGAGAACCTTGAAAGCAAACTCTCTCATGTACACAGGATTAACTCCTGCATAATCACATACAGAATGAAAGTCTTCAGCAGTCACCCCGACTGATGCAAAGAACCAAGCTATAGCTCTTTCTCTTTCAAGAATAGAGTTAGTAGGTTCGCCATCATATCGGGGCTTTGTTGCGTCAAGTAGTGCTTGTAGTATGACAGTTAAGAATAAAGTCTTCTCTGCCGTTTTAAGCTCAACCTGCTCGTCTTCTGCTAGGATTATATCCTTTATTTGCATTTGTTCTCAACCATGCTTTTGGTATTCCCTCTCCACCTTTGCAGTAAAGAAACTCATATTTATCACACCAATCTCCATAAGTCATCTTACCGCCTTTGTATAGTTTTCTATTTGGATTATCAAAGACAAACCTAATATCATATTCAGGATGCTGGTCACGTATAAACAAATGTTTTTTTCTGTCTTCCAACATAAACCTTCCTTTGACTTCTAATATGATGCCGTTAGGAAGAATAAAATCAGGTATGTACTTCTTATCCTCTTGCCACAAGTAAGGTATGTTGAATGTTTCATATTCAAACTCAACCTTATTTTTATTTAAAAAACAAGCACAGTTATATTCTGAATTAGAACGATAGTTGTGCTCGTTTTTATCTCTATTTTTTTTCTTACCCATTAGGCAACTTCTTTTACATCAGGTACTTTACCTACCTGCGTAAGATATCTAATACCATTAGAGTATTGGAACTTTCTAAGTCCTCGTCCACCATTAGCATCCTTCCAACAATCTTCTTTGAAAGAACAGTAGACACAACCAATAGCAAGCTTTCTGTTACCAGACTTGCCATCCTCTTCATCAGGATAGCATCTTGCAGGTGGTATATCAGAGCTAATAAAGTTCTTAACCTTTCCTATTCTTTGCTTTGCATTTATCATTCTGATAGGTTCGACTTTCATAACAGCCATTTCACCAGATGATTTATCAATAGCAAAGAACGCAGCTTCCTCGTCTTTATCTGCTTCGGCATAGCCAGATATTTGAGCTATATATCCGAATGGGTCATCAGTATGCAACGTACCTTCTTTAAACTTCTTGAAAGCATAGGAAGAAGCAGACTTGATATCTACCACAGTGCCATCTATACGACAGTCCTTGTGGCCTTTAACACCATCAATCTCTACTTCTTTTTGTTGCTCTGTTACCTTATGTCCTGACAGGTCAGTAAGTAGAATAAGAAGAGCCTCTAGGATATCTCCCATAATAAACTTTAGTTTAGTTTGACCGTCAATCGGTGCTGGCTCTACTGGACTTTTTAATTCATACCAAAGCTGTCTATCTGGCTTACCAATCTGTGACATACGTAGTGAAGTCATCTTCTCACGTTTGCCCTCACCTAATTGACGAGCAACAGACTTAGATATTTCCATAGCAAAGTCACGAATCTTATCACGATTCTGAACAGTTGAAGTATTAATTCCTGTCTCTAACAGAGTATGTATATCTTCAATTAAAGTATCTATAGTTTTCATTTGTTTTCCTTTTCTAAATACCTAGTTAGATACCATAAAGCTTTTGAAAGGTCTTGGTCTTTACCTTTGTATTGTTCTCTCCAAGTATACTTAATTACATTACCTTTACAAAAACCTTTAAACTCTTCTGGTGATAATGCTGATTCAATAGCTTGAATACATTGTATATCACCATTCTTATAATGTGGTGGATTATTTACATAATCAGTCATCTATAATATCTCCTTAATAATTGGCGTACCCACCCTACACTAGCCAACTCACTACCATATTACAATATGTGTAGCACCCTTGTTGATGTTATGTTTTAGCTACCAGTGTTACCAAAGGGGATATCGTCATTCAAGGTATCCACTGCACTATAACCGTCAGGCACAACATCAAAGTCATCAGACCCATCAGAGTATTCAATCAGGTTGGTAACCTGAACCTTTTGAAGTTCAGCCCCCATACCAGTTTTACCTGCATACTCCCACTCATAGGTCTTGAACAGGACATTAATATCAGAACCGTTACCAATCAGAGTACCATTCATAGGGTTCTTATTGGCATCCACCAAAGCAGGTGCTTGGTTCTGCGTACCATCTTTACGATTAACCTTACGTTTAATGGTAACAAAGTCACCACGGTCATCGCCCTTATTCTTAATCGACAATCCCATCTGACGAGCCTTATTAAGTTCGTCACCTTCGATAGCCAAGTCAACAGACCATACTGGCTCAAAAGTAGTATTAGGGTTTGCAACGCTTGCCCAATGGGCTTTACCTGAAAGTACTGGCATAATTTTCATCTCCTTATTTAGTTTACTGTGTGGTCTTAGCCACTTCTGATTTTGAAAGTATACAACATACAAAATAGTATGTCAACAAGTATTAGTGTGTTTCTGCCCAATTGTTTCCAATTTTATATTCACTATCCAGAGGACAATTAACTGATAGTGTTTTTTCTACCTGCTTCATTGCTCTCTGTGTAAGCTCACCAAATCTTTCTGTCTGGTCTACACGTACTTCAAACTGATACTCGTCATGTATAGACGCAACAAGATTGTAATCATAATCTCGTTGCGCCATTAAAGTTATTTGCCGCAACCATTCTTTGCAGATGATAGCACCTGCACCCTGTAGCAATAGATTCATAGCTGCGTGTTGTTGTCGCACCTTTAGAAGTCTGCCATCAAGTCCACGAATATATCCAGTGCCTGATGCTCTATCAACTTTATCACGCAAAGTCTTTAGGGCTGGCATATTAGACATAAACTTGTCCATAATTTTCTTTCCTTCTTTAGCACCACCACCAACGATACTACCAATCTTTGCTGGACCTGCACCGTAAATTAAAGCATAAATAAATGTCTTTGCTGAATCCCGGCTAGGTAATCCTGCAGCTTTCTGATTTGCAGTATGGATGTCACCACCCACTACCTCATCAGTAAATTTCTTGTCACCCATATAGTGTGCCAAGCATCTAAGTTCAAGCGAACTAGCATCACAACCTAACAGCTTGTACTTATCACTGCTAGTCATCCAAACCTGTCTACATTCCTTACCGTAGGGAGAATAGACAGCAGGAACTTGAGCCATGTTTGGAGAGTTGTGAGCCATACGCCCTGTGATGGCTTTCAAAGTAATAACTCTACCGTGAACCTTACCATCTTCTTCCACCACGTCAAGCCAAGACCTGACCTGTGAAACTCTCTTCTGTAACAACAAATACTGTGCAATCTTCTGTGCCTCTGGTATGTTTACATCTTTCAGTGTACCTTCGTCCACAATTGGTTGACCTGTAGGTGTGAAGTTCTTTGGCTTCCAGCCTTTCTCTATCAGGCGTTTACCTATTTGTTGTCTTGATGCAGGATTGAACACCTCTACATTGTCCTTTAAACGCTTCCCTGTCTTCTCTGAGTAGCGTTCTGTGACAATAGGTGGGAATATACCCTGCATCTCTTCTTCGATAACTGTAGCCTCTTCTGAGAGCCTTGCAACAAGGCATGAGGCTTCTTGTATGTTAAGAGTAAATCCATTCTTTTCTTGCTTGTCTACGATTGCTCGTACCTGATGTTCAAGTTCAATAGATTTACCAGAATACTTCTTCATTTGAGGAAGTAAATGTTCATATAGTTTTACAGTAACAACTACGTCTTGTTTACAATACTTCAACATCTCTTCAGAGAAATGTGTAAAGTCATTAAACTCTATCTTTGGATAGCCAAGTCTTTGACCCCAAGCCTCAAGAGAGTGTCCACCTTCAAGAGATGGGTCATAAAGCTGAGATAGAATTAATGTGTCACGTATCTTACTCAAAGGTATATTGCTACCTGTTAAACGGTTTACTACTGGTGCATCAAAAGACACACCGTTATGCATGACAAAGACATCAACACTCTCTGACCATGCAGGAAAGTCCTTGATGGACTCCCCATACCATGTGTCTACTGCACCTGTATCTAAATCCTGTGCTACTATACAATGCACAACTGTTGCATCAATAGCATCTGTTTCGATATCAAGTACTACTCTTTTCATAGTTCCACTAACTCCGCTTTCTGATATGGTATGTGGAAAAAGCTTTCACCTTTTACACGATAACTAAATAACTTCTTCACTTCTGATTCAGCAACAACAAAGTCTTTGATTCGCCATGCCATCTTTGCATCTGTTCTGATGACATAGAAATTAAAGAAATGATTATCTGCTCCTAACTCTGCCATCCTGTTAATCAGTTTGTGTTTACGATATGGTATCCTGATTTCCTTCCATGTCTCAGGCCAATCACCACTCCACTGGTTTTTCATCTCTGCTTCTGAGAAGTATATATTATCTCCTTTTTTGCTCTTAATGTCAAACGAAAAGTTTTCCTGACTATCAAGTATCTCATGTCCATTCTTTATCAAGTAATTCATAATGGCTTCTTTTGCTTTGCCATCATTCTTCTCATACACCTCACGAATAAATCGTCTGTTGTATGCTCCATCAATCTTAGCTACCTTCATTTGTGCTCTCCTGTTTTAATTTGTATATGCCCCATCTTTTTTTACCATTGGATACTAAGGTTGTTTCTATATCATGTCCTTCCTTTTTTAACTCGTGTATCCTTGAGTTTAGTTGCATACATCCAAACTTATCTAAAGCTTCAATAGATGTTAAAGTTTTTCCTGATTTTAAATGTTCAAGTACTTCATATTTTATACTCATAGAAAGTCTCCTATATCTTCTGCGTTTGTGTCTACCTCAAATGGGTTTTCAATCTCTGACATTCTGCCAGTTTCTTTGTCGTACAGAAGATAGGTTGCTACACCTGTCTCACCTGCATAACGGTTCTTTAGTACCCTGACTGCAGTTGTGTTTGCCTGTATAGGGTCTTGTGCTTGCTGGTCACGTTCCAATGCAATAACTGCATCACTAATCTGTGCAATAGAATGTGAGCCACGTAGCATGGACAGAGATATTTCCTTGCCCTGTTCCTGACCTTTATCACCTGATGCTCTACGCAAGTGAGATACAAGCAGCATTGCACATCTGGTTTCTTCTACCAGTGAACGTAGCTTAGTCATAAGCTGGTCAATGTTTCTGCGTTCATCCTCACCTTCTAATCCTGATACAAGGATGGACAGGTGGTCAATGATAATGAACTTACAGTCCAGAGCTTTAACCATGTAACGAACCCGATTGAGTATCTCGTCTGTAGTAATAGAGCCAAAGTGGTCAAAGGCATAGAACCTAC